TCCCTCGACACCTCTTCAGGAATTAACGCCGCAGCATCGTTGCGGTCAATGATTTTGTTGTAAGCCATCGCTATCATCCTCCATGAGATTTTTTATTCTCGTCCCGCCATCTTGCGGATGAACAGGTTCATGGGGTTTACGTTGCTTTTTGCTGCTGCCGGGTTTGTGCCGCTCCCCACTTTAGTCGGCGACATGCCCAGCAGCTTTTGCAGTTCCTTGATGTCCTCCTCGATTTCCTTGTCATCCGTCCCGAAAATACGATCTGCCCAGGCTGTAGGAAGCCCCGCTTTTTCCAGTGCCTGCACTTTCATCGCCTTTAACCTGGCCTCGGTGGCCTCTTGCTCTTTTTGTTGCAGCTGCCGCTCATACTCAGCCAGCTTGGCCTGCAGTTTCTCCTGCTCCGTCATCTGTGCTTCCTTCAGCTTCTGGTATTCCTCCGCAGCCTTCTTCAGGTCGGAGTAGTCTTTGTACTTCTCCCGCTCGCGCTTGAGCCTGTCAGCAATGATCGCCTCAAGCTCGGCCTGCGTGAACGTCTTATCCGGCTGTTTGTCGTCCAGCTTCATAGCTGGAGCCTGCCCGCCGTCGGCAGGGTTAGCAGTATTCTTCAAATCATCAGCCATTTTCTCTTGCCTCCCTCATTGTCCGCACTTAACCGACGTGCGTAGCCGTTATTATTTAATATCTAACTCCCACTTACTTTTTTATACTGGTCAGTACCAGTTCCCAGGTCTTGTCTCTTTATGCCCTGACAATACCAAAGAAGGGCAAAATAAAAGCGCCCGAAGGCGCTTATTCGNNATGGTGTTCGATAATAACGGATAACTTTACCTTCTGTATTTTTGCTTCCATTGTTTTTTTAACAATTCTATTTCTCTCTCAGCCCGCAAAATCATGAACTGCTCATTAATCCCTAAATCCGTGAACTTTTCCGCCTTTTCTACTGCATGAATAAATCGTTCTCTTTCTTCAAGCGTTAGTCCTAGCATTGACGGAGCGCTCATAACCTTTCCAAGCCTTCTACTCAATTCAGGAAGCAAAGTTATACCCTCTTTCTTTATTATTTTTGAACAAAAACCTTTCCTCTATTTAACACCACCATAAACCTTGAAGAAGGGATGTCTATTGCATCATACCCTTTATACAATGCATATCTTCCTGGTTCCACAAGAACCCGTCGGAATTTCTCCATTTCTTCCCACTTTTTAGCAGCCTCCTTTAAAAACTCCTCAACTTTATCATCATCTCCAGTCTCATCGTAAATTCTATCGGCCTCTCTCCTTGCTTTTCTTCGTAGGGCCCGTTCTTCCTCCTGTAGAGCTGTAAACTCTGACATCTGCATCTCTATAAGGGCATCAAACGATATTATTTTTGCATCTTTTTTTAAGGCCATACGCAATACATTTTTTTCCACCCCACCTGCAAATTGTTTGGCAACTTCAAACCCATCCTCCCCATATGCCGTATATATTCCATTTCCATAGAGCCCTATTCCNGCAAAATATTCTCCAGTCTTAAATTGCTCTACATAGCGTTCAGCTTCTCGCCCTGCAATACCACGGAAAAGCTCTCTATTTCCTTGTTGAATGTAANCGTCCATCTCTTCCTTACTCAATAATGTAGGCTTTTTATCGAACCCGACCTCCTTCGCCATATCCTGCAAAACAATATCCCCATGTAAAGCATTCAGCTGCTGAGATAAATAATCAGGATCATGCATTGCCCTTTCCAAAGTTTTCTTTGGTACAGATGGAAAAGACGGCGTTGTTTCTNCTGCTTCAAGTCCAATCTCCAGTTCTTCAATCTCTTTATCCAGGTCAATATANAGNCCATAAGCATGCCTGCAATTGCCGCACCATGCTGTTCTTCCATTACGCCTTACCCAGAGAACATGGTTTTTCTCCAGTTCGACGCAATACACCATATCGTCATAATATTCCTCGGTTATCTGAATACCTCTATGTCTGCAAGATGGAGAGGCATTGTGCACCGAATGCTGGGACGTGTTTTCAGCAATAACCCAAACATCATGGTTTATGATGTAATCCCCATTTCTGAACGAGCACCTTTTGCCACTGACTTTCTGAAGGTAAAAATATGGGTAATTCCCGACCTTCAGGATGCATTCCCCGATCTGGTCGGCCAGCCTCTTGCTTGAAGTAAAATACTTGCGCTCGACCGACCTCAGATTCCTTTCTTGTCTTTCCACCGTTCTTGTGCTGCCATCACCCAGCCTATATGCATCCAAAAACAGTCTTAATATTTCGGGCGGCTGTTCCATAAACCAATCCGGGATATGCTTTTCATGCGCTTTGCCAAGCTGCAGGAAATAGCTTGCGAATTCTTTGCCGGAAAGTATCAGCCGATTGTGGCACTCATAAAAACCCAGGCTTTTCAGGTCATTGCGCATGATCTCCATGTTGCGTTTATCGTGCTGGCAAATGCTTACCCTGTATCGCCTATTCTTCGGGTCGTACTCTGCATGCCCTTCCGACAAGTAGTAACCGAGCAATTTGGCAAATTGCTCTATGGGAACACCCATAAATTTCCTGACGCTGGAACCGCCCTCCCATCTTGCTGTTCTCGGGATTTTAAAATTCCTGTCCTTTAACTGTTCTGCTGGTATGAGCCTATAATGTATAACCTTCTTGTCGCCTATATGGGTATTCATACCGACATACATATTGTGGTCAGGCGTAACCAGTAAGTCAAGTGAGTTACTTTTAAACCTTATCATATTGCCAGAATAACGGTAAGATATAACGCCCCTATAACTTACCCATTCAAGGCAATGCGTCTCAGGATTAAGCGACAGTATTCTTTCATCTCCCGACAATTCGCTGAATAACCGCCATCCTTTGTCTGTATATACTTCCGTGTCTTTTGAATAGCAATTCGGATGAAAGAGTCCGGCTGCCTTCGCTTCTTCCAGCGTGGGGTAGCCTTCTGTTTTCCCTGTAATGCTCAATATCTTTCCTTGCCACGGCTGGCACAGTTCACAAGCTCCCCGGTGGGTGCTCACTTTCACCAAATCATGGCCCTGCTCTACCAGCCGGTTGGCTGTACCTTGCAGGTGGGCTTCCATACAAACTGTCCGGGCATGCATCTCAGTATAGGTCCGCATGTTCCACATCCGCCCGGACCTATCCTTAAATCCTGTTACTCCACGTTCTGCAAGCTGTTCCCTGAATCTTCTGGCAGTTTGCTTCCACGTATCGTAGCCTACTACTGTTCCTCTGACGTTTTCTAACGCCAGCTCCCGGTATATATCGTTCACTTGCCGGCCTATCACCTGTACGACGTCCTCAAGCCTCTGATAAGCATTTTCAGCCAGCACCTGCGCCNCCTGCTGATGTATCGCCCCGAAGGCGGCAGATGTCGAAATGCCGGCATCTTTCAGCATTGCATCGGCAGCATGTAGCCCCTGAGAATACACCCGCGGAATTGCTTCAGTACACCAAGTTTTATTTCCCTCTCGGAGCTGCTGCAGGATGGCTTCAATGTTCTTTTTCATCTGCTCCAGGTATTCTGTTTGATTGCCCCTGAGTAGCGCCCGGTTAAGCCGATCAAGGATTTCTCGCTCGACCTGTTCGTAGAATTTAACAAGCCGGTTTATCTCGGCATCGCTGAACCTCCTGACATCTGCCATTATTCTTCACCTTCGCCTTCTTCCTCACCCTCTGCCGGCGGCAATGTTATAGGCGGCAGTTCGGTGGCTCCCTGCCAAGCCTGCTCGCTCCTGATGCGGTCTATTTCNTCCTGTAGCGCGTCACCCTCCAGCCCATACAGCCGCCTGAGTGAGCTTTCAAGACTNGTCAGCCCGGCGGTATACCTCTGGACTTCATTCTGCGTGAGTTCCTGCTCATCATCCGGCAGGCCATCCTTCCAGTCGATATGGATATTTTCAAGCACTACTGCCCCGCTCATACCCTGAGCCTTCTCCAACAGCGAAGCCAGCCATAAAACCTCTTTTAGCGCCGGATCAAACCTCAAGCGAATCCTGTTTACTTTCGCCAACGGAGCCATCATCAAACGCCTTAGTGCTGTGCCTGATTCGGCAAGTCCNGCNTTNAGNTGCCCAAAGGCNGCTGCTGANGTTTCGGAAANNATATATAGCTGCTCCATGAGCAGGTCAATCTGCTTGAACGCCGCTTCCAATTGGCCGTCCCAGGTAACATATCCCGGCGGTTGTTCCCCCTGGCTCACCGGGAAGTATTTGCCGCCGCTCCGGTACCTCCATTGTCCGGTTGCTGGGTCGCGCTCCAGTGCCGTCTCCGGCCCGTACATATTCGGGTCTGCATGCTTATCAAGTATGCGGCTTATCTGCGCAATACGAACCTCAAGCTCTTGAATTATGCTGTCTAAGTCGAAATAATCGTCCAATCCCGTTACCCGGTCGGTTGTCAGGACGTTGTTTACCGGCACAACCAGAAATTCATCAACGCCGGTATTTGCCTCTTCCTGCTCTACTATTTCCCCGATTGTCCCGCCCTTCAGCAGGTACAGGGTCGTCGTAATTTTGCCTTTCTCATGCAGTTCTGTTTTTAAATATTGCCGCTTCACCTTGCGCCCAAATACGCCTGGTTCCTCAGCTTCGTAATCATATCCCAGGACATGCGCCGTAATCTCCTTCAGGTTGTCCGGTGCTACTACCGGGAACCATACCGCCGGTTGCTGGCCCTCGATTATGGCCCGTCCGTCGTAGCGAATTTTGAATATTCCTGTACCGAAACGACTAACGTCTAAGGCAACCTCATAAGCCACATTAAAGAGACCATTGTCGTCGATTAGACGTTCAACGGCTTTTTGCTCCTCGCTGTCCTGCTCCCCGGCAGTTATCCTCGGCGGCTCGCCCAGGAGCAAATCCGCAAAGAGCAGCGTCAGCCGCTTGTGCCAGTTCAATACCATTTCAAGTGTCGCTTGCTGGTCCTCACGGAGCAGCCTTATCCAGTCTTTATATACCTGCTCGTGCTTCCCCTCGAACAACAGCCTATTTTGAGCGTATCTTTCCAACCGCTCCGCTTCTGTTGGCGGGGGCCAGAGCTGGCCCGGCGCAAGAAAATTTAAGCTCGTAAGCATCTATATCACCATCCTTACCATCCCGACGGTTTATTTACTGGTCCTATTCTTATTCTCCTGGTCAACATTTCAAAGGCGCCACTTACAGCATCAACCTGGTCATCATGTGCCCCGTGTGGGAATAATTCTGCTTCGTCCAGAAAATCATTTATCCACGGGCCCCGCACCAGCTTTATATTCCCTGCTTCTGCCTGGGAGCTAACTGGGTTTGCCCTCATTTCTTTAGAACCTGTTGTCTTGTTTCCATAAAAAGTAAAACCAGCTAGTATCCTGCGCCGGTAATGGTCTATCGTGTTAACCCCACTGCTGCCGGGCTCCTGCTCCATGTAAATCGTTACTCTCTTCCCGTCCAGCTCCGCTGTCTGCTTAATGAGTTTCTCCACACCCTGCGGTGTGGTCCTGGTTCTCTTTATGTCAATAATGTAATATATCCCGTCTTTTTCACCTAATAACGCCCCTGCTGTCCAGTCCGGGTCCTTGCCCGGTTTAGGTTCCGTAGCCGCCAGGTCCCAGTACCTGACCAGCCGGGCATCGGCCGGGTAGCTGTCAACAATCTCAAACCATTCCCGCTTAAACTTATTTCCGGCTTCCCTTGCGGTCCAGTCCCCTTTGAGGAGTTGTTCCCGCGTTATGGGGTCAAGGTGCATTAAGCTCTTGATATACTCCTCTCGGTCTATGTGCGGGTTGTCGTCCAAACTTGCCGGCACGAACGGCTTGTCGCCAACGATGAATCTCTGTTTAACCCATTCATGCCCTACGCCGCCCGGGTTTGACGCCGCCCGCATCCGGAGCGGTATGCTTGAACCCTCCAGCCGCCGGAGCCGGGAGAAAAGGTAGCGATACTGTGTTTCGGTAAACTGGGTAAGCTCATCAAAGCCGATAAATTGAAACTCCGCCGACTGGTAGCGGTACTTATNGTTTTCGTCTTCCAAATATCCGAAGCTCAAGGTGGCCCCGGAGGGAAAAGTCCAGGTTTTGTTTTTCTCGCTCCAATGCGCTGCTGTTCCTCGCAGCCATTCATGCGTCCTGTCCATAATCGCACCTGGTAATGACAAGTCTGTATAAGTCCGCCTAAATAAAATAGCAGCATAGCCTGGCACCTCAACATACTGCAATGCTGCCATCAGCA